TTGTGGTCTATGCCATGATTACTCAGGCTCTCAGTGAGGGCGAAAATCTCGAACATTCTGAAAATGAAGGAGAATTAGTTATGAAAAACAACGTGTTTGATAAGTCTACCGAAAAAGAATTCGCCCTCACCCATGATCAAATCGGCGCCATCTTAGTTGATGCTAAGAGATGCGGATCTTTGAAAGATGCTGTTCTTGCTCATGCTGCAACTTACGGTATCGAAAACATCGATATCCTATTCCCTGATGCTCGTAAAATCAGAGAAACACCAGATCTGATTAAGCGAGATGACACATGGGTTGGTCCGTTCTTGTCTGCGGTCTACAAAACCCCGTTCTCCCGCATTAAAAGTCTGGCTGCCGATCTTACCGAAGACGAAGCCCGTGCAAAAGGCTATATGACTGGTAATCGCAAGAAAGAAGAAGTCTTCCCAGTTATGAAGCGTACTACGACCCCAACCACCGTATACAAGAAACAGAAACTCGATCGTGATGATGTACTCGACATCACCGATTTCGATGTTGTTGTCTGGCTGCGCGGCGAAATGCGTGTCATGCTTGACGAGGAGCTTGCCCGGGCTGCTTTGATCGGCGACGGTCGTGCCGTGGATTCAGAAGATAAGATTAATGAACAGAACATACGTCCTGTTTGGACAGATGATGTACTCTTTGCTCCGAAGGTAACGCTTCCTTCCGACATTACGACTCTTGATCTAATTGATGAGGTAGTAAAAGCCCGTAAGCTTTACAAGGGTTCTGGCAACCCGAACTTCTACACTACAGAAGACACCGTCACCGACATGCTGCTCGTACGCGACTTCAATCAGCGCCGGATTTATCCGACTGTTACCGAGCTGGCTTCGGCTCTGCGCGTGAAAGAGATTATTGCCGTCGAAGTAATGGAAGAACAGAGTCGCACTCTTCCGAACAGTACCGATGTGGTTACTTTGCAGGGTATTCTGCTCAATCCACGCGATTACGCTATGGGTGCGGATAAGGGTGGACAAGTTTCGATGTTCGACGACTTTGACATTGACTACAACCAACATAAGTATCTCATTGAGACTCGTTGCTCCGGCGCCTTGACAAAGCCGAAGTCTGCTGTGGTACTAGAGAAGCGCGCAAACGGCTAAGTCGAAAGGAGTCAGTCAAAATGGGACGGTATTACGGTGCCATAGGCTACGCTGAAACTGTGGAAACTAGCCCGGGGGTTTGGCAAGAGCAAATCACAGAGCGAAATTACTCCGGCGATGTTCTCCGAAACACCAGTAAATGGCGTGATGGTGAGAATCTTAACTCAAATCTCAACATTGATAATCGGCTGAGCATCGTAGCAGATCCGTTTGCCTATGATAACTTCCATACAATGCGCTATATTCAATGGATGGGTTCCAAATGGCAGATTATGTCCGTTGAAGTTCAACGTCCTCGTCTTATCCTAACCATAGGAGGTGTATACAATGAGCAGACGTCTTGAGTTCCACCAGATCCTGATTGGAATACTGGGAACAAAGGATGATGAAGAGTCTCGAGTATACTTTCAACCTCCGAGTACGGTGAAGATGAAGTATCCATGTATTGTCTATAGGCGCTCAAGAGTTGAAGCACAATATGCTGATAATCTAATGTATAGAAACACAACCTGCTATATGGTTATAGTAATTGACTCAAACCCAGATAGCGAGATACCTAACAAAGTTCTTGACCTGCCTCTTTGTCGATTTGATCGGCATTATACGGTAGATAACCTAAATCATGACGTATTCAACGTCTACTATTAAGGAGGAAAACGATAATGAGTAGAATTGTTTGGGATCAAACAGGAGAACGATTTTATGAGACTGGCGTACGCCAGGGCGTCCTGTTTCCTAGGGACAATACTGGCAAATATCCAAAAGGCGTCGCTTGGAACGGTTTGACTGGCGTTACAGAGAGCCCTTCTGGCGCTGAGCCGACTCCGCTTTACGCCGATGATATTAAATACTTGGTTCTGATGTCCGCCGAAGAGTTCGGCGCAACCATCGAAGCCTATACTTATCCGGATGAGTTCATCCCCTGCGATGGTTCTGGCGAGCTTGCTCCTGGAGTCTATGTCGGTCAGCAGTCCAGGCAAACTTTCGGATTGTCTTACAGAACGGTTCTGGGCAATGATATCGAGATGAATGATTTCGGTTATAAACTGCATCTCATCTACGGCGCTGTGGCTTCCCCTTCCGAGAAGGCTTACCAGACCATTAATGACTCTCCGGAGGCAATTTCTTTCTCATGGGACGTCACGACAACCCCTGTGAATGTCCCGGGATTCAAACCTACGGCATCCATCACAATTGACTCAACAAAGGTTGACAAGACGAAGCTCGCAGCCTTTGAGGAAATTCTTTACGGAAAAGATGGTACTCCCGAGAGCTCTGCTGGTGCCGGCGATGAAGTTCCTGCCGTCGATGCAAGGCTTCCTCTTCCAGAAGAGGTTTATGCGCTTCTCGGCGTTCCCGCAGCCGGCTAATTAATACAACCGCGATGCATAGTCGCCAATTTGAAAGGAGAAATCACCATGCTAAAGAAAACCATTACTTACACGAATTACAACGATGAAGTAGTTACCGAAGACTTCTACTTCAATCTCTCAAAAGCCGAAATCATCGAGATGGAGGCAATGACTGACGGAGGACTCCGCGCAAAGCTAACAAGTATAGTGGCGGCCAAGGATCAGAAGAAAATCATGGAGACTTTCAAAGAGATCCTATTCAAAGCCTACGGCGAAAAGTCTCCGGATGGCAAGCGGTTTGTGAAGTCTAAGGAAATTTCTGAAGGGTTTGAACAAACCGAAGCTTACAGCGAGCTCTTCATGGAGATTGTATTCGATGCTGAGAAAGCCGCCGCATTTATCAATGCAATTGTCCCACAGGAAACTCGTCAGAATTAGGGATAATCTCAGGAGAGGAGCGAGAGAATGTTAGACATATTTATTCCTGAACAGGAGTTTTGGAATGAAGAGAAGCAAGAATTCTTTAAGATCAAAGCCCAAACTCTTCAACTAGAGCATTCTCTCGTATCTCTTTCTAAATGGGAATCAAAGTGGTGCAAGCCTTTTCTCGGTAAGGAAGACAAAAGCAATGCGGAAATAATCGATTATATTCGCTGTATGACAATTACTCAGAACGTCAAACCGGATGTCTACAGCAATATGCCATCCGAGATATTTGAAACAATAAAAAATTACATCGATGCTCCAATGACTGCTACATGGTTTAAAGAAGATCCAATGGCTAAGAAATCAACAGAAGTCATAACTGCGGAGATTATCTACTATTGGATGATTGTTCAAAATATACCGATGGAGTGTCAAAAGTGGCATCTAAACAGACTTCTTACTCTGATTCGTGTGTGTGGCATAAAGAATACCCCTCCTAAGAAGATGAATAGGAAGCAAATGCTCGACAATCGCAAAAATCTTAATGCGAGACGCCGAGCACAAATGAACACGAAAGGGTGATCAATATAATGTTCAACAATTACGAAGCACTTAAATGCGATATTTGTAACAAAGCGTTTATGGGTCGTCGTCCTGCTGAGGGCGGCGATATTTTATGTCCAGAATGCCTTTCAGCCGATGAGTTACCGGTTGTGATAGATGTGGATAATATTCCTGATTCCGTGCGCAATGAATTTGAAGGAGGTGCGGACGATGGTGGCGAAGACACGACGAAAAAACCCTGATGTTGAAATAGAGCGTCTGTCTCCTAATCGAACCAAACCGAGGATTAGCGTTATTTCTAGGAACACGCCTCACTGTGTAGCTGGAAATCTCACTGTTGAAACAACTCTTGGACTTCAGAGGGTTATGACATTTGACCCTGTAAACGGTATGTCGATGGGTTATGCGATTGGTACCGATGGCCGCGCAGGTCTTGGATGTGAAGAAACAAATCGGACATGGACCACTTCAAGTTTTATTAACGATCATCGTTCTATCACCTACGAGATTGCCAATAATGGTCCTGCGCCTGATTGGCGTATGAGTGATGCTGCGATCAATAAATGGCTTGAGATGTCTGTGGAACAAGCGCTATTCTATGGCTTCAAGAAAGTTAACTGGCGGCCGAAACCAGAAAACATTGGTGTTAAAACAATCACTGCGGCTAATCGTGCTCAGAACGAAGCAGCTGTAGAAGCTTGGATCGCAACATGGGCGAAAGACGATGAGATGATCATTACGCTTCACTGTTGGTATGCCAACAAAGTGTGTCCTGGACCATACTTCATTCGTCAGCTTCCTTGGCTTGTCAGGGAGATGAACAAGCGTCTTCAGGATCCGAAACGGGTACCCGAGGCGTTCGTAGGAGAAGGCGCTACTCCCCCATCAACCATACCAAAGGAGCCTACTACATCAGTAACCCCTACGCCAACACCGACTTTTAAAGAATACCAGATTACAATCACGGCTAGCGCTCTTAATGTTCGCAGCAGTCCTGATAGTACCAAATCAAACGTTGTGAGGACACTTATCAATGATAAGAATACCTATACAATCATTGAGGAAGCTGATGGACCGGGCGCGAAGAGGTGGGGCCGGCTTAAGTCTGGCATCGGTTGGATCAGCCTTGACTTTACAACGAAGAAGTAAGGAGGCTAGTCAAAATGGGAGTAGTTTCTTTCAAACATGGAGGAGATTTCAAAAATCTTGAGAAGTTTTTCAAAGGTTACAATACGCAAAAAATGATAAGTATTCTTGAACGATATGGTCAAGAAGGAATTCAGGCTCTTGCGTCAGCTACTCCTGTTGATTCTGGCCTAACAGCGAGCTCCTGGGGATACCGAACGAGTGTCTCCAGGGGTTCTTTTTTTATTATGTGGACTAATAACAACATGACCAGCAACGGGACCCCGCTTGTCATTCTTTTACAATATGGACATGGAACGAAAAATGGAGGGTTTGTTCAAGGAAAAGAGTTTATCAATTCGGCAATTCAACCAGTTATGGACAAGATTGCGAATGCTGTATGGCAGGAGGTTAGATCTCTATGAGCAGGACAATCGATGAACGCATTGTTGATATGCAATTCAACAATAAACAGTTTGAAACGGGGATACAAGATAGTCTTAGATCCATAGACAATCTTAAAAAGGGCCTTGGCGACATGGATGGAGCCGGAAAAGCCCTTGATTCTGTTGGAGAATCTGCCAATAAACTAGGGTTTAATTTTAGCGCCTTAGAAATAATGGTAGCAACAGTCCTCGCGAAACTTACAAGTGCGGTCATCGATTTCGGGCTTGCTGCTGCTCAATCTCTTTTTTTAGAGCCGATGATGAAAGGTTTCTCTCAATACGAAGAGAAAATTGGCTCTATGAAAGCCATTATGAATGCGACTCAGATGTCTGCTAAAGAAGTTGGCGAAGCTCTGGCTGGAGTCATCTTCTACGCGGACGAAACCAGTTTCAGCTTCGATCAAATGTCTACCGCGATTAGACTGTTTACTAGCTCTGGAATTGAGATAGAAGACGCAGTTAAACAAATACAGGGGTTAGGTTCAGCATCTGCTTTAGCGGGTGTTCCCATGGAGAAAATGGGTTCGGTATTTGATGCGGTTAGCAAAGCAATCGGTCAAGGTTCTATGAAGATCAGAGAGTGGGATACGCTGCAACTTGCTGGCTTAACCACTTCTATGGAATTTAAGCAGATACTTCTTGATACTGCCGTTGAGATGGGTACTTTAACTAAGCAGGGTGAAGGTTATGTAGCGCATTACATCGAACCTATGTCTGGTAAAGTTAAAGAATTAGAAGTATCTATTACTGATATGAGAACTGCTTTGAAATCGGGATGGCTAGATAAAGCAGTTTTACAAGAAGCGCTAAATCAATTTGGCGATTATGCCAATGACGTATATTTGTTGACTGAGAAATTTACTGAAAACTCAGAAGAATTGCTTGCTAAATACGGCAAAACAATGGAGGACGTATTCAAAGAAGTTGGTGCATCTGCTGAAGAATCCACAGAGATAACCAGACTTATGACTGAAGAGAATTATTCTTTTGAGAAAGCACTTCTCGAAGTAAAACAAACGAGCCTCATCGCGGCACAAGCTATGAACATACTCAGTGATGGAACTGATCATTTTGGTGAGAGAGGCATGCGTGCTGCTCAAGAAGCTCGAACTTTAACAGAGACGCTCGAAGCTGTTGGAAACGCCATTGCTTCGAGATGGAGAGATACTTGGGAGTTACTGATAGGTGACGTTGACGAAGCTACTGAGTTATTTGGCGGCTTAGTCGAAGCATTGTGGGAACTATTTGTTGCTTCTGGGGATACTCGAAACGCAATTTTGCAACTTTGGAGAGGTGTGGATGAGGGCGATTTAGATGGTCGAACCATCCTTCTCGAAGGCTTAACTAATATAGGTAAAGCGTTTTTACAAGTTATAGAAGCTATCAGTGGTGCATGGGGCGATATATTTCCACCGATTACTGCTCAGCAGCTTTTAGATCTAACTGAGAGATTTAGAGATTTCACAGAACGACTCATTATGAGTGATGAAACCGCAGACAAGGTAAAAAGAACGTTAACAGGCTTATTTGCTGCTCTAGATCTTGTTGGAATGGCTATCAAAGCCGTTTTCCAAGTCGCAGGTATGCTAATCGGAGCGTTACTACCTGTTGGTGACGGTGTTCTAGGCGTCACGGCTGGTCTTGGTGATTTTATTGTGGCTCTTCGTAATGCCGCGATAGATGGCGATATTTTCGGTAAAGGCGTCGAAATAATAGGCACTGTGCTCGATAAAGTAAGAAGTGTAATAAGTGTAGCTGCTGATGGCGTTAAAGCCGGGATCACCAGACTTAGAGACTACTTTGGACAATTCGGCGGTATTGATCTAGGTCCACTTAAAATATTTAGTAGTGATGTGGAGGTAGCCTTTACCCCTTTTACATTCATTGCTAACGTGTTTAAGAAGGCCTTTGAGGTAATAGTTGCAGTCTTTCAGTGGGCAGCGCCCATTGTAGGTCCAATAGCACAAAAGATTGGCCAGGCATTTACATCGTTTGGTAAAGCGATAGGAGATGCTATTAAGAGCGGAGACTTCAAAAGTCTAATTGATTTGGTGAACACGGGATTACTTGGTGGGGTACTCCTTGGACTTAAAAAGTTCATAGATTCTTTATCCGATGTAACGTCCGGTGCTTCTGGGATACTATCTGGAATAACAGGAATACTCGATGGTGTGCGGGGATCTCTGGAGGCTTATCAATCAAAACTTAAAGCACAAACTCTACTTACAATAGCAGCCGCAATCGGAATTCTTGCTGCGGCTTTACTTGTTCTATCGACGATTGACGCGGGTGATATGGCAGCAGCCCTAGCTGCAATTACAGTCCTGTTTGTTGAACTTGCCGCAACGATGCTCGTTCTAAGTAAATACATGGGAAGCATCAAAATGGGAGGAATTGCTCTTCAGATGGTCGCAATTTCAGCGGCCATATTAATTCTCTCATCCGCGATGAAGAATGTCGCAGATCTCTCCTGGGAAGAAGTTCTCAAAGGAGCAGCTGGTATCGCTGCTCTATCAGCAATTTTAGTCAAGTCAGCCAACGCCCTTTCAAAAAGCTCCGGTAAATTAATAAGTGGTGGACTTGGTCTAATAGCATTCGCGGCAGCCATATTAGTACTTACTTCTGCCGTAGAAAAGCTAGGGCAACTCGACATAGCTACTTTAACTAAAGGGTTAATTGCTGTTGGAATATTGATGGCTGAAATTGCAGTCTTCTCGCAAATCGTCAAGCCAGATAAACTGATGAGCACAGGAATAGCCATGATTGCGGTTGGAGCCGCTCTTGCTATTATGGCTAATGCTATAAAAACTCTTGGCGAGCTAAGCATCGAAGAGCTTATTAAGGGTCTAACAGGTATTGGTGTGATACTGGCTTCATTTGCAGGGTTTACTCAAATTGTCAAGCCCGAGAAGCTAGTTAGTACAGGAATAGCCATGATTGCCATAGGTACAGCTCTTAACATTATGGCCAATGCCGTTTCTACTTTTGGTGGCATGAGTCTCGAGGAGCTTGCTAAAGGCCTCATAGCAATGGGCGTAGCTCTTGCCTCCATAGCAGGGTTTACTCAAATCATTAGTACAGAAAAGATACTTACTACAAGCATTGCTATGATAGGTTTTGGAGCAGCTCTTCTCATTATAGCTCAGGCTGTAAAAAGCTTTGGAAGCATGTCCTGGGAAGAAATCGCTAAAGGTCTGGTTGCTCTTGCTGGTTCTCTTATCATTATGGCCGTGGCAATGAATGCTATGACCGGAGGATTGGCTGGTGCTGCGGCAATGCTTGTAATGTCCGCAGCCATTTTAGTCCTAGCGCCAGCGTTAATGATGCTCGGCTCTATGAATCTAGCAGAAATAGGATTAGCTTTATTGGCTCTGGTTGGTGTGTTTGCGGTTGTCGGAGTTGCAGGTTTGGTTCTAGCACCACTAACTCCTGTGATACTAGGATTGGCCGCAGCGATAGCACTGCTTGGCGTTGGTGTCTTTGCAATAGGTGCCGGATTACTTGCATTCTCAGCAGGATTAACCGCCCTAGCAGTAGCCGGAACAGCCGGAGCCGCAGCTTTAGTCATTGCCGTAACATCCATTATTAGTTTAATACCCATGGCTGTTGGCGCACTTGGTGAAGGATTATTGATGTTCATTCAAGTGATAGCCGATGGCACACCAATAATCATGCAAGCTTTGACTCAAATCATCATGGGTATGATTCAGGTTCTTGTCAGCTTAGCCCCTCAACTCGTCGATGCGATATTTGTCTTTCTTAACAAGATGCTAGATACAGCTCTGTCCAACGTTCCTAAGATGGTAGATGCAGGATTAAAGTTGTTGACTGGTATATTGGATGGAATACGTAAAAACATTGGCGATATTGTTGCCACAACATTATTAATCATTGCTGAGTTCTTAAAAGGATTGGCAGCTGGTATCCCAAGTGTTGTTTCGGCCGGTGTCGATATAATCGTGGCTTTCATCGGAGCAATCTCTAAAGAGAGAGTTAGGCTTATTGATGAAGGATTCAAGATGATAATCGATTTCGTCAATGGTCTTGCGGATGCAATACGCAATAATACGCCAACGCTTGTAACGGCCTTTGCAAATCTCGCAAGCGCGATGATTGAAGGTCTTGTTGGTGGGTTATTTGCAGGCATCAAAGGGGCTGTTGACGCTGTAAAGAATCTTGGTGGCGCCATAATCGATGGCTTCAAAGGCGTCCTTGGCATCGCATCGCCATCGAAAGTGTTTGAGGAATTCGGTGAAAATACCCCAGAGGGTTATATTGTTGGAATAAACAATAAAACCCCTGCTATGGTAGCCGCAGTAACAACAATGGCTTTGATAGCCGTTAAAGCTACAGAGGAAGCTTTCGGGATAAACGGCAAGAAATCAACAGTGTTTGAGGAATTTGGCGTAACTAATGCTGAGAGCTTCATTAGCGGTCTAACCGGTATGGGTAACGCAATAAAGGAATCATTTAAGACGGCGTTCGCTGGTGAGGAAAATGAAGAAGTTTTAAAGAGCATGACCGGCCTTATCGATGAAGCGCTGAAAACGATTGAACAGAGGTTGGAGTCTTATACAGATCTTGCAACTGATCGGTTTAATAAGATATCTACAGAATCTGAAGTCAGCGTTAAAGAGATGATAGAAAATCTCAAGCACAATCAAAAGGCTATAGCTGAATGGGCAGAAAACATTGCCCTTCTTGCCAGTCGTGGGTTGAACGAAGGCCTTCTTGAAGAACTGCGTCAAGCTGGTCCTAAGTCTGCCGGAGAAGTAAAGGCTCTTGTGGCGGCTTCGGATAAGGAAATACAAGAGCTTAATACAGTTATGGCAAAAGGCGGCGAAGTTGCCACTCAAGCATTGGCTGTCTCCGTAGGCTCAGGAGCCCCCCTTCTGGTGGAAGAGGGTAAGAGCCTCGTTGACTCTATTGCTGAAGGGCTTACAAGCACCTCCAGTGTAAACGACGCAATGGCGATGATGATTGACCATGCTAAGCGCGTTGGATTGCAAGAATTCAATTCTCCAGTGTTCCAAGAAATGGGGAAAGAAGTACCAGAAAAGGTCGCAAAAGGGATATCCTCTGGCTCTGGTAGCGTCAAATCAGCAATTACTCAAGTGGGTAAGGATGCTGAACCAGCAGCTAAGGACGCCGGTACTGGTATTGCTAAAGAAATGGAGAGCGGTCTTCAATCTAATTCGGATGCATTCAAACAGACCGGAGATAAATATGGTACTGACTTTGCTAATGCGGTAAGTAACACTCAGACAGCAGCTAAAACAGCAGGTACTACGGTTACTAATGCAGCAGAACAAGGTCTTAAGTCCAACCAAGCAGTCTACGGTCAAACAGGCACCAAGTATGGTCAGGATTTCTCCAATGCGCTGTCTAATACCCAAACGATGGCAAGGACAGCCGGCACAACAGTCACTAACGCTGCTGAACAAGGTCTTAAGTCTAATCAAGCAGTCTACGGTCAAACAGGCACTAAGTATGGTCAAGATTTTGCTAATGCGCTTAGTAATACCCAGACTAAAGCCAAAGAGGCTGGTATTGCCGTTGCCAAAGCTGCTGAAGCTGGAATCAAGTCGCTGTTAGAGCCTGTTAATGAGTTCGAGAAGCTTGGTGTCGCTGTTGCCGAAGGATTCATCAAAGGTATGGAGAGCATGCTTGCAGAGGTTATCAAAGCAGCCAAGAAGCTTGCTAGGTCGGCTAAGGATGCTATAGAGGATGAACTCGACATTAATTCTCCTTCTAGAGTTCTCTACGCCGATGGCGTCTATGGTGGATTAGGTTTTGTAAATGGCTTGGCTAGCATGATTGACGATGCGGCCAACATTGGTCGGAAGATTGGATCCGTCGCTATTGATAGTATCAAAGATGCAATCTCTAAGATTGACGACGTGATCAACTCCGACATCGATCTCGTCCCGACAATCACCCCCGTGCTCGATCTAACCAACATTCAAAATGGGAGTGCATCAATCAGCCGCATGCTCTCTGGGGTGCAAGTCGCAACGCCAACCATTAACAACGTTCGTCAAATCGCCAGCCAGATGGCTCGGAATGAAGTTACGAACACTCCTGGCGCCAAACAAACAACGGGAGAGACTAAGTTTGAATTCAACCAATACAATAACTCTCCTAAACCACTCAATCGTCTGGAGATTTACAGGCAGACAAAGAATCAATTTGCTCAATTGAAAGGACTGGTGGAAGGAGTATGATTCATAATGTAAGAGTTAGAAACTATCTTGGCGAAGAGATGGTCATGGAGCTGAGGAATCCGGAGAAATCTGGGTTCCTCGTCTTCAATATGACCGGTATTGGTCCAGAAAAGGCTGAGCTAAGAATGACCGATATCGTCACGGCTGATGGTGGAATCTACAACTCCTCTCGCCTTCCATCAAGAAACATTGTTATGAGTGTAAGATTCTTCTCATGGGAAGATAAGACCGTTGAAGAAATTCGACATGAATCATATAAGTATTTCCCAATAAAGAAGCCATTAACACTCTTTATTGAAACAGATAATCGAATCGGTGAGATAGTAGGTTATGTTGAAGCAAACGAACCAGTAATCTTTTCGAGGGAAACTCACACTCAACTTTCCATCGTTTGTCCCTTTCCTTACTTCTACGACGGAAGCGCTGATGGTAATAATATTACTGCGTTCTCTGGAGTAGAGCCTTTATTCGAATTCCCCTTCTCGAACGAAAGCCTTACAGAGCCTCTTCTAATTATGGGCAGTATTCAGGTTCATGCAGAAGGAGTAGTCGTATACTCTGGTGATTCTGAAGTTGGAGTAGTGATAACCATAGAAGCTCTTGGGCCAGCCAGAAACATTACACTGAATAAAGTTGATACAAGAGAGCGAATGTTTATCAATACTACAAAACTACAGCAAATGACTGGCTCAGGTATTGTAGCAGCCGATAGCATCATCATAACGACAATCAAAGGTCGAAAATCAATATTTCTACTTCGACAAGGAAGACTTACAAATATTCTCAATACTCTCGATAAGGGCGCCGATTGGTTTCAACTCGCTAAGGGTGATAATTTGTTTGCCTTCGAAGCAGAAGAGGGAATTGAGAATTTAGTATTTCGTATTGAGAATCGAACACTTTTCGAGGGGGTGTAGATTATAGATATTTACATTCTAGATCAAAGCTTCAAAACAGTTGGATTGATTGATTCGTTTGAATCTTTTATTTGGACAGACCGATATAACGCCTTTGGAGACTTTGAAATCTACACTTTGGTTAACAGTGATATTTTAAGGGATGCTCAGCAAGACTATTATATTTGGACGACGCAATCTGATCGAACAATGATCATTGACGAACGCATAATTAATTCAGATATAGAAAGCGGTGGACATCTAACCATTCGTGGCAGGTCACTAGAGTCCGTTCTTGATCGACGTATCATTTGGGTTCAAACTATTTTACGTGGAAATTTTCAAAACGCAATCCAACGACTTTTAAACGAAAACATTATCAATCCTACTATCTCATCCAGAAGAATAGCAAACTTCATTTTTCAGCCATCCACCGATCCACGCATTACAAGTCTAACTATTGAAACGCAGTTCACTGGTACAAACTTATATGAAGCAATAAAAGAATTATGCCAGGATAGAAACCTAGGGTTCAAAATTGTTCTCAACGCAAATAATCAATTTGTTTTCAGTCTTTATATGGGAATAGATCGGTCATATTCTCAAGATGTAAACCCTTATGTGGTCTTTTCTCCTGGCTACGACAACATTATCAACAGCAACTACTTAGAAACCAACAGAATACTGAAAACAGCAGCTCTTATTGCCGGAGAAGGAGAAGGAGTTGATCGTAGAACAACCTCTATTGGGGGTGGTTCAGACTTGGCAAGGCGTGAATTATATGTGGATGCTCGCGATATTTCATCCAGAACCGAGGATGGAGAGCTTACGAACACGCAGTATATTGCCAACCTTGTGTCAAGAGGCGAACAGCGTATGGCCGAGTATGTATTTGTCAAGACGTTTGAGGGTAATGTTGAAACGACTCAGATGTTTATTTACGGCACAGACTTCTTCATAGGAGATGTTGTACAAATCGTAAATGAATTTGGTCTAGAAGCAAGTACCAGGATTGTTGAGATTATATTCTCAAATAATAATGCAGGCAATGATGTTATACCAACTTTCAGCATTATTACTTAAAACGATATCCCCAAAATACCCCAGGGGAAAAATTCTGAAAAACAATTCAGAAAGGAGAGATGTCTAGATGGCTCTTACATTCGGTTTCTACAACTCCATCAATGAAGACAGACGCTACGACGCTATTCAAATGTCAAGCATATTTGATGGGATCATCAGAGATGGCATATTCATGCATGTCGGTACATCAATGATGGTTCGAGCTAGTAGCGGAATGATTGTAACTATAGGGCTTGGTCGGGCATGGTTTGATCACACATGGACTCTGAACGATGCATTATATCCCGTGACAATTGATCAATCAGAAGTAGTTCAAGATCGAATAGATACCATTGTATTAGAAGTTAATGCCACATTGCCAATCCGAGCCAATTCGTACAAGGTAATTAAAGGGACTCCATCAATTAGTCCAGTAAGACCGACATTGATTAAATCACCATTGGTTAATCAATACCCTCTTTGCGACATTCGTGTCAACAGAGGAGTAACCGTCATCAACCAAGCCAACATCACGAATCGTGTTGGTACATCAGACTGTCCATTTGTCACGGGACCTCTTGAGCTGATGAACATTGATGCTCTAGTGGCGCAATGGGGTGATGAATGGCGACACTTTTACGGTGCTCAAACGGCGTATATTACAAACACGACTGCTGAGCTTTTAGCCGCATGGCATGCGTTTTATGCGGAACAAACATCTGAAATAACTGGCGCTAATGAACTGTGGAGAGCTCAATGGGAGTCCTGGTTCAACTCAGAGACCGGTACTGCTACGGCTGAGATGGCTTTCTGGCGAAATGATCGTGAAGCAACGTTCAATGCATGGTTCGCGGCTCTACAATCCATGCTGGATGGCAATGTTGAAGCCAACATGGCTGCGGCGATCTTAGAGCTTCAAAATAGGACCAGTTTGCTTGAGGCATTTAAGGATACTTTGAGTAATGAATTTGCAGTAGTACATAATGTCGATGATGCTGCTGGTAATGCCATTGTTGATGAGTTAGGTAGGCCATTAGAAGGTAGGATTATCTTCTGCATCAAACCGTGCAGAGCAGAAACGCAAATGTTCCCTGTCAAAGACGATAGGAGTCGTAGAATTCTTGACAATTTCAGCAACCCAATACAAGGCAGAGTCTATCAAGCAATCTAATTTACATGTAATAAAGGGAGGATAAATTATGCGAATTCAAGATTATCCAAGAGTGCAAGTTCTTGATCCGAACAACATCTTTATTATTGATGGTCCGGACGGAACAAAAAGCGTTACCTTCAACGACTTGCAAAGAGCATTGAATCCAGAGGTTGCGGCCGCGATAACGGTTGAAATGCATCGCAACACATTTAGGGGTAAACATCTCGGGACTGTTGTGTCGACCCTTCAGCGAAATAACATTATTAATGGTACCTTCGAAGATCTATTTGTTGGCGATTATTGGGTTATTGGTGGAATAACCTGGCGAATTGTAGACATCAACTACTGGAAAGGTTGCGGCGATACGGAATTCACAGACAACCATCTTGTAATTATGCCTGACGATCAGCTTTACGCGGCACAGATGAACGCCACAAACATCACAACCGGAGGGTATCCTGGCTCAGCTATGCGGACTGCTAATCTTGCTGCGGCAAGGACGACGATCCAATCGGCATTCGGTTCCATGCTTAAGACAAAGCGTGCGCTATTTGAGAACGCGGTTACGAACGGAAGACCTTCTGCCGGCGCCTGGGTTGATTCAGACATCGATTTACCGAATGAAATCAATATGTATGGAAGCTTCATATTTAGACCCGCAAACGATGGAACAACAATTCCTTATAATTACACCATCGACAAGTCACAGTTTGCCTTAATGAAACTTGTACCAAGGTTTATCATTACAAGCCCGACAAGGCGTAGCTGGTGGTTAAGGGATGTCGTTTCGGCT